GGCGTAATCGAGTGACAATGCCAGACGGCTCTACTTGGCTTGTGCGTGCCGCCAATAATTCTGTGGGTCACGGTACTAGCCCAAGTTTGGTGGTTGCCGATGAGATGTGGGATATTACGCGCGAAGTTATTGACGGCGGTTTGCTACCAGCTCAACGCGCCCAAGTGTCACCGTTATTGAGCATGTGGTCAACGGCTGGCACAGAGGCATCTACGGCTATGTTGCGTTGGCGTGAACAAGGTTTGCGTGCCATTGACACAGGTAAAAACGCAGCGTTTTATTTTGCCGAATGGTCGCCACCGCCAGACATAAACCCGATGACCCCAGAGGCGTGGGCGTATGGCAACCCTGCATTGGGCATCACATTGACGGCCGCCACGTTACAAGCGGAGTCGGAAAACCCTGACCGTGCATCGTTTTTAAGGGCTAGTTGTAACTTGTGGGTTGCGTCAGATAAGTCATGGATACAGCCGGGTCAATGGCCAGCGCTCGAATACGACGGCGAAATGCCAGACGGCGGCACGGTAGCCATAGAAACCAGTTTGGATGACACACGCTATTTTGCGGTGAGATGTGTAGCCCTACCAGACCGACGCACCGTAGCCACCGTCGAGTTTGTGGCGGACACATTCAGCGAAATGTTAAGCCACGTCGAGCGCCTATGCGCCAACCCCACAATCAAATTCGCTATCACACCGACCGTAGATAACCACTGGCCGCTATCCCTAGAACGCCGACGCATCATCGTTGGCTACGGCGAAATACTTAAATTTACGCCGTCAGTCAAAAACATGATTAACGAAAAACTGTTGTGGCACGACGGCTCAACACAACTAGCCGAACACGTCAGCCGTGCGGTTGCTGTTCGCTCACAAAACAGCATTGCGCTATCCAGCCAACGGTCACCCGGGCCTATTGAGCTGGCACGGTGCATGGTGTGGGCGGCAGCGTTAACCAGTCGCCCAACATCATCTGGCAAACCAATGCTCGTAGTTGTATAGGCACTACGCTTATGTTGGCATCGGGGCGTTGGCCTGCCTATCGTCGGGATACCGCACTGCAAACCGCCTCGATGCCACCACAAACCGCGCAGATTGTGACACACTAGAAACATGGCCATTTTTAATCGTGTAGTTACTAAAGCGGCAGTGTCTCCACCGCCAGCAAAAGCGGCCGCGTCTGGCGGCGCTGTAAGCCAAGCGTTAGCGTCGTATTACAACTTTACGGAAGGCGAAGCACGCAACCGTTGCATGAGTGTGCCAACAATTAGCCGTGCGCGCGACTTAATCGCATCAGTTATCGGCTGTTTAAGTTTGCGAATGTATAACGAAGTTTGGAACGAATTAGACGAAGAAATGATGCAAATACACATTGCGCCACGCAGTTGGTTGCGTCGCATTGACCCAGCCGTACCAAACAACTTTATTTTGTCGTGGACATTTGATGATTTGTTTTTTTACGGTCGAGCAATGTGGTACATCACGTCACGCACCGCCGACGGTTATCCGGCATCATTTCAACGTTTGCCAATGGGGTCAATTTCAACAACCGACATGGTTGGCCCAGTGTGGTTTGGGCCGTCAAAAGAAATCTATTTCAATGGCAACCAATTAGACCCAAATAATGTTGTGCAATTTTTGTCGCCGATACAAGGCATTACGTCAATGTCAACACAATCAGTTGGCACAGCATTAAAGCTGGAAGCCAGTAGGTACAGGAACGCGGCGTCGGCCATACCAGCTGGCACGCTAAAACAAACTGGTGGTGAACCACTTTCCGCACAAGAGCTTGCAGACATCGCATCAGCATTTAACGCAGCACGCGCCACCAATCAAACTGCGGCCTTAAACGAATTTTTAACTTGGACGGAAACGAGCACAAGTCCAGACAAGATGTTGCTCATCGACTCTGCCGAATTTCAAGCCAAAGAAATGGCACGCATTTGTAACGTGCCTTTTTACCTTGTTGGATGTGACGTTGGCTCTTACTCTTATGTCAGCAACGACGGTGCGCGTGCAGACTTGTGGACATTTGGCGCAAAAGCATACGCCGAGTGCATCACCTCAACATTGAGCATGAACAACATTTTGCCAAATGGTACTTTCGTTGAATTCGATTATGAGGATTATCTCTCCACCGAATACAACCAAACACAAATGCCAGAAGTAACTAGCCCAATGGGAGTAACATCACCGTCATGATTAGACTTATACCAGAAACCACATTTACCGTTGACGCAGCCGCAGGCGACGCGCCACGTCGCCAAATCTCTGGCGTAGCAGTCGAGTACGGCAAAACCGCCACAGTTTCCGACGGCACACAAGTGCGATTTATGGCCGGCTCATTGTCGGCCGAAGGTAAAAACCCGAAGCTCTACATGCAGCACGACTCAACCCAAATCATTGGCCAAGTCACCGAACGCCTTGACACGCCAGACGCAATGCTATTTGTGGCCAAAGTGTCGGCAACCCGTTTGGGCGATGAAGCCATGATTTTGGCTAGCGACGGCACGATTGACGCGGTGAGCGTTGGCGTACAGCCAATTAAATGGCACGACGACAACGGCGTAATGGTCATCGAGTCAGCAAAATGGCAAGAATTGTCGCTGGTCAGCCAACCAGCATTTGAGGGCAGCGTCATCACACAAGTGGCGGCGAGTATCCACCAAGACGACCAAGAAATAAGTATTATAGAAACAGAACCTACACAGGAGCAGGACACCATGAGCGAAGTAGCAGCACCAGAAGTAATCATTCCAACAGAACCAATCACCGCATCAGTAAAGCGTGAACCACGTTTGATGTCACGTTGGGATTACATCGCATCATTTCATCAGGGCGGCGACGCATGGGTGAAAGCACAACAAAATTTCAAGGATTACAACGACTACCACAAAGTGCCAACAGTTAAAGCCGCAGCTGGCGACGAATTTCTTACCAGCGTGCCGGGCCTCTTGACCCAAGTTGAACTCGGTCCAGTATTCCAAGACCTCAATTTCATGCGACCAGTTGTAAACGCATTGGGCGCACGCGCTATGCCGTCAACACCGTCAGCAACGTTTAACCGCCCAACAATCACAACGCACACAAGTGCAGCGGCACAAACTGAAGGCTCGGCAGCATCAGCAACCACAATGGTTGTTGCAAACAACACGGTTACCAAAAAGACGTTTGCTGCATACCAAAACATCAGTTACCAGACAATCGACTTCACCGACCCAGCCGCACTGCAAATCGTTATCAACGACATGCTGGGCGAATACATGGTTGCCACCGATAACGAAGCAGCAGACAACTTGTTGACCGCTGCAACATCGGCAGGCGTGTGGGATTTGTCAGTGACCGACTTGTTGAAGTCAATCTACGACGCAGCAATCGTCACACTGAACGCAACAAATTATTTGCCAACGCACATGTTTGTTAGCCCAGACACATGGGGTGCAGTGCAACAGCTTGTTGACACCGCTGGCCGACCAATTTTTGGTTACGTCAATGGCCCGGGCCTTGCTGGCCAAAACACACTCGGTCAAGCATCGGTGACATCATGGACTAACACCGGCCCACTCGGTTTGCAAATGGTTGTTGACAACAACTTTGCTTCCAAGACAATGGTCATCATGAAAGACATCGGTTTTGAGATTTACGAGGAACAAAAAGGCATTTTGTCTGTTGACAATCCAAGCACCTTGACACGTGGAATTAGCACACACGGCTACTTCTGCACATTCAAGGCAAATGCCAACATGATACAAAAAATCACACAGGCCTAGTCGAGAGGCGGCTTAACCGCCATGTCAACCTACACAACGGCCAGTAAACAACTGATTTCTAACTACGCGTGCATTAGCACGTTAGAACCAACCGATATTGCGTTGGGTGAAAACATTACGGTTACTGGTTTAGCATCACCGTTTAACGGCACATTTAAAGTGTTGGATTTACCTCAATACGAATTTACGGGTGTTGACTCAACAACAGGCGAATTTCAATTTGATGTAAACGTACCGCGCGCCAATCAAATCATTTATGCGGCAACTGGTAGCAACGTCGAGTATGTAATTACTTATGCTGGCACGGTCACTTACACGCAGTTATGCACGTGGATTACTGTCGCCGACTTAGTCACATATTTAGGCGTAACTATTACAAACCCGTCAGATGACTACACGCTGGCAACACAAGCCACAAACGCGGCAAACGTATTTTGTTACCGTCGCCGTCAAGAGTCTGGTTATCACGACGGGTTAAGCACATCGCCCGGCACAGATGCCACGCTAGGCACGCTCATGTACGCTGCAGCTCTGTGGCGTAGTCGAGGGTCAATAGAAACGGCTTACGCAGCGTTTGACACTATGGGCACGCCAACACAGCAGTCGTTGACACCGATAGTTAAGCAATTGTTGGGCATCCCTCGACCAGCGGTTGCTTAATGGCTTACACCGATTTATTTAACGAGGCCATAGACGACATCAGCGCCACGTTGACAGCCGTTAGCGGTTTGCGTGTTGTGACTGACCCCACCAAACTTGTGCCTAATTGCGTGTTTTTACAAGCGCCTAGTTTTACTACTTTTGGTGGCAACGGCAACATTGTGACAATGCAATTCCCTATCAAAATTGTTGGGTCAGGCCCGGCAGGGTTGCCAGTGTTACGCGACATCCTCGCTATCACAGCAACCGTGTTGGCGGCTGGCGTAGCAATACTGTCTGGTCAACCCGGCACATTAGAAATCGGTGGCGCATCATTTCCGTGTTACGATTTAACTATGAACATTCAGGCACAAACCGCATGAAATACACCATTATTCACGAGGCTGTAGGCGAAGTAGGCACAGAGTTTGTGCCAGACAACGGCATAAACGTGCAGGCGCTCATTGACGGCGGTTTTATCAAATCCACATCTAAAGCCACCAAATCTGATAAAACTATTACAGACACGAACGAGGAGTAACCCACATGGCAAGCACATCTACCTACCTATCTAATGCGGTAGTCACAATTAACGCAGTCGACCTCACGGGCGAATGTTCGAGCGCAAACTTGACACGCACGTTTGACGCGTTGGAGTCAACAAACATGTCAAATACGGCACGCACATTTGTTGGCGGTTTGGAAAACTCATCGTTGGTCGTTGACCTCTACAATTCCTATGCGGCCGCTAGCACTTATGCCACTCTTAAATCACTCGTCGGCACAGCCGTGACAGTCAAAATCAAACCAACCAGCGCCGCAACGTCGGCAACCAATCCAGAACACACACTGACCGGTGCGTTTATGGGCACTTTACCTCTCGTCGTGTCATCGTTGGGCGCGCTTGACGTGTGCGGCGGCATCACGTTTCAGGGTGGGGTTTACAGCGTCGCAACAGCATAATCAGAGCCGACAACGGCCCGACACGAAAGAGGCATGATGAAAGTTAAATTGGAATTGGATTTACAAGACGGTCGCGGCAAACGCATTATGACCACAAATATGTTTGTGGTATGTGAATGGGAAAAAACCGAAAACCGTAAAGTGTCAGACGGTAAAGGTATTGGCTACAGCGATTTGGCTTGCTGGGCATATCACTTGTGCAAGCTTGCTGGCGACCCAGTGCCAGACAATTGGCGTGAATGGGTTAAACAACATCCGGACATGGATTTGACATCTATTGACGAGACAAACCCAAACCCTACGGCGTTGGCACTTACCGACACCAACTAGCACAAATGCTGGTGGCAGTAGGGTGGTGGCCAACGCAAATTGAGTTTGACACACGCGACTTAACAACTGTGATTACGATATTAGAAACGCGTAACCAGAGGTAAACAATGTCGGTCAGTACCACTATCACAGTTGTTGGGGTCAAAGACACAATTAACGCGTTACGCAAAATTGACCCACAACTGCAAAAAGATTTTAGAGCGCAAGCCAACGAAATTGCAGCACCAGCGATTGCAGCCGCAAAAAACGTTTACACCGATTTGCCATTGTCAGGCATGAAATACAACTGGTCAAGCAACGGCCGCAAACTGTTCCCGTTTACTGTTGCTAAAGCCAAAAACGGTGTCAAATTACGCATTGACACCCGGCGCAACGCGGTAGGCGTAATTCTTATTGAGCAAAAAGACCCAGCCACCGCAATTTTTGAGACCGCTGGTCGAGCAAACGCAAACAAACTTGGCGATGCGTTAGGGTTTGTAGGTGCTGGGCGCACTCGACTTATCGGGCCAGCCGTTTACAGGGCGCGGAAAGCGATTGAAGAACCAATGAAAAAGATGATTTTAGACACGGCAGCAGTAGTAAGAAAAGAGCTGTAATGCTGTCTATTCCAATTATCGCGGAGTACGACGGCAAAGCACTTGACCGTGCTATCAAGGATTTTAAGCAATTAGAAACAGCCGGCGAAAAAGCACATTTTTTAATTAAGAAAGCGGCCGTGCCAGCCGCAGCCGCGTTGGGTGCGGTTACTGCAGCGTTGACGTTGGCTGTTAAAGCTGCCGCAGAGGATGAAGCTCAACAGGCGCAGTTGGCGCTTACGTTAGAAAACGTCACGGGCGCAACAAAAGCGCAAGTTGCTGCAAGTGAGGAAATGATTGCCAGCATGTCGAGGGCTACTGGTACGGCAGATAGTGAATTGCGCCCAGCGTTGGCGGTGCTTGTCACGGGCACTAAAGACGTAGCGACCGCTACCGAAGCGTTGACATTGGCACAGGACATTGCCATTGGCTCTGGTAAGTCATTGGGCGAAGTGTCCGACGCGCTTGCAAAAGCGTATGGCGGCAACATGAAAGGGTTACAAGCGCTGTCGCCAGAGATTAAAGCAATGATTAAAGACGGCGCGTCACTTGATGAAGTGATGAACGTGTTAGGCGGAACGTTTGGCGGTGCGGCCGCAACCGCAGCAAACACCGCTGCAGGCAAATTTAAGATATTAAAAAATTCGTTAGACGAAACGCAAGAGTCGATTGGTGCAGCATTGTTGCCAGTTGTGCAAGCCGTGTTGCCAGTGTTGCAAAAGTTTGCGGATTGGGCACAAAAAAACCCACAAGCATTTTTAGCCATAGCCGGCGCAATCACCGCAATATCGGTAGCAATTTTGGCAGTCAATTTTGCTATGGCTCTTAACCCGTTTACCGCTATCGCTGCAGGTGTCGCCGCGCTCGTTGTCGGCATTGTTTACGCATACAACAAATTTGAGACATTTAGAACCATTGTCAACGGCGTACTAAACGGTTTGATTACAGGGTTTGAGTTTTTTGCTAACGCTTGGATTAACGTCATAAATTCAATCATTGACGGCATGAATTTGATTAACCCGTTTACCGACATACCTAAAATCCCAAACATAAATTTGCCAAACATTGTTGGCGGTAGTGGTAGTGGTGCAGCATCGACAGGTGGCGCAGCGCGTAACGGTGGCGTGGGCGACATTTTGTCAACAGCACCAACAATGCCAACATTGGCTGCACCATTGCCCAGCGTCGGTGGTGGCGGTGGTGGCGGTGGCGGTGGCGGTAGTGCTGGCCCGTCATACGCGCCCGTTAACGGCCCTATTGGTTATGTAGGTGGCATCCAAGACCGACTAGCAAACCGCCCAGACGTGACCATTAACGTGACAGGCGGTATTTCTACCAGCGCGCAAATTGGTCAATCCGTTGTTGACGCGCTTACGCAATACACACAAGTTTACGGGCCACTCAATCTGGCGATTAGGTAATGGCCGCAACAACCCTCGTCACTGGCGGCACGTATCTGCTAGAGCTATCAACGGGCTACGACTCATCAGCGTTTTACCTTGACGACTCAACGCTTAACGGCACAGCGGTGTTAGACGGCGACGGCACAGATTATGTGGACATTACGCCCGTTGTGCAAAACATTGGGATTAGTCGAGGCAGACACAAACCGTTAGACGTGTTTGGGCCGGGCACAATGTCAGTCAGCATCAGCGTGCCCAATACAAACCGTGCCTATGACCCGTTAAATACATCTAGTGCGTATTACAACCAGTTGACAGAGCAGCCGGGTTTAGCACCGTTGCGTCAAATACGGTTAAGTCGTAACGGCGAATACTTGTTTACTGGCCGAGTCACGACATATAACCAGCAATACAATTTGGGCGGTTTGACCAGTTACCAGATATTTGCTGCCGATGACATTTATGTGCTGTCACAAGGGTTTTTGCCTGCTACGGCTACCAGCGTAGAAACCTCATCAGCGCGCATTACAAGCGTTTTAACGGCCGCAGCGTACACAGGCACTACATCCCTTACAGCCAGCCCTACAGCCACGCTAGGCGCTTACAGCATCCCTAGCGGTACGAACGTCAACGCCTACCTAAACCGCATCCAGCAAGCCGAACAGGGGCGCATTTTTTGTAGCCGTACCAATGTCCTGACCGCTCAGCCGCGCATTGGCACAACCCTTGCCGCGCCTACCGTCGTTTTTAACGACACTAATACCGCTACGCCGTACGACAACATTGTGGTGGAATTTGACCAGCAATCGGTTATTAACAACAGCAATATCACAATCGAGGGTGGCACGTTACAAAACGCCAGCGACACCGCATCTATCAGCCAGTATTTTAAGCAAACCGAAGCAATTACCGACAGCTTGCTATCAAGCGACGCACAGGCCGCCACGCTCGCCAGTTACCTGCTGTATCCAATACCTAAACCGCGTTTTACTAACGTTTCAACCACGTTTGCCAGTTTGACCGATGCCCAAAAAAACACGCTTGCGCCCATAGAAATTGGGCAAGTAGTCACGGTCACAAAGTCGTTTACATCTGGTACACCTACGGCCGTTACACAGGATTTGACGGTTGAGGGCATTGACCATGTTATTGACATGAATACCGGCCATCGCATGAGCTTGTGGACATCGCCAACGGTCATTTTGTCGGACTTGATACTTGATGACATTACTTATGGCATCATCAACACGACTAATGCGTTAGGATAAAGTACGACTATGGGAGCAAACGCACAAACCACCGTTCCGTTGTTTACTAGCGGTCAGGTTTTGACTGCCGCACAACAAAACACGAGTGCTGGTACTGGCGTGCCGGTGTTTGCTACAACTACTACGCGTGATGCGGCGTTTGGTGGCAGTAATAAAGCGTTGGCAGAGGGCCAGTTGTGTTACATCGAAGCGAGTGACGTTGTGCAGTATTACTCTGGTAGCGCGTGGGCTACTGTAGGGCCGTCTACGTCTGGCGGTCTTGTTCCTGTTGTGCCAACTTCGGCGGCTGTCGGTTCAGGTAGTGCAACATTTTCTAGCACTACGGGTTTTGTTACCGTTACTGGCGCATCAAGCGTTTCATTGAACGGCGTTTTTACTGCCACTTACAACAATTATTTTATTAACTTAAATCTTTTGTCTGTTGCAGGAACACCAATTCCAACTTTTCGTGTTCGTGCCGCTGGAACAGATTTAACATCATCAACATATTCTTATGCATCACTTTATATAGATGCAACAACTCTTGGTTTTTTCTTTGGAAGCAATTCAGCCACTTCAATCCAAATAAATCAAACCAACACAACATCTGGCATGTATGCAATAAATCTTAATTCACCATTTTTGTCAGCCCGTACTGGCTTAACTTATAGCAGTGCAGCAAACGGCATCGCATCGGGTGGTGGTGCAGTATTAAACACCACTTCTTACGACGGTTTTACAATTACGACACCAACATCAACCCTTACGGGCACTATTAGTGTATATGGATATAACCAATGAACATAGAAGCCGAACTCATACCACAAGACCCCGAACAACTTGCACTTGACTTAGCGGAAGCAAAAGCGCAAATTAAAGCGCAAACCGACAAAGCCGCAGCAAAACAAGCCGTACTCGACAGGCTAGGAATAACAGCCGATGAAGCCGCGCTACTACTTGGCTAGTTATGACTGTAAACAACTTGCCTAAATTTATTATTTTACTTGTCGGTTTACTTTGTCTTACAGCGTTAATGGTTGCCGACAAAATAGACATGGCTAGCGGCGTACCAATGCTCACAATGATTATTGGCTACTCGATTGGCAACGGCGTAAACGCTAAACAAGGCGGCGAGTCAAGCAACGTGTTTGGCAAACGCAACAAGTGATACCAGCAAACCCTAAAGTCGTTGGCTCACGGCCGTACACAGGGAACAGTGACGGCGCATCGGCTGGCCCACTGCCCGGCATGGATGAGTGGATACGTCAAGCAATAAAATACGGTGCAGGCGCATTTTGGAATAACGGCTCGTGGGGTGTACGCAACATGCGCGGCAGCGAAACATCGTTGAGTGTGCATGCCACTGGTCGAGCAGTTGACTTGTCGTACAGACCGTCAGAGCAACACGCCAGCGCCAACCGTAAAGGCTCTATTGCGTTCATAAACATTGTGTTAGCCCACGCCAACGAATTAGGTGTTGAATGCGTACTCGACTATTTCCCTAAAGCATTTGGGCGCGGTTGGCGTTGTGACCGACAAGCTTGGAAGTCATACAGCAAACCCGAAATACACGGTGCGCCGGGTGGCGATTGGCTGCACGTGGAAGTATCACCAGCGTTCGTAAACCAGCCCGTAACCCTTATACAGCAAGCGTTTAAAAGAGTATTCACCGAATTGCCACAGTGATGCCCTATGGTGGAAACACCGACGATAAGGGAGATGCAATGGCAGACGCAAAAACATACATCTACGAGGTTTACACCACGCACCTAGACAGCCAGCAAATGGTTTTGGTGCAGATATTCCGTGACCCAGAGACCGACCAAGTGCTACACGCACAAATTGCGTTTAAGGATGCAATCGGTGACTCATGGCAAACGCCTTACCAACTGGAGAAAAAATGACATATTTCGCTATCAAAATAGGTGCATGGCTGGTTACTGGCTTAGCGGCGTTTACGTTGCTGTACGGGGCTAGTAAGCCGTCTGACAGCCAACCAGCGCTTATAGGCCAACGCACCACAACCATTGTGAGCATTGTGCCCACGTTGCCAACCACGACCACGACCGTGCCTAAGGGATGCGCCCAGTACGTTGCCGATGCCATTACCGCTGGCTGGCCTGCAAGCGAAGCACCAATGCTCGCGCGCGTCATGTTCAGAGAGTCACGGTGTAACCCGTTGGCGTTTAACAGTCGTGACAGCAACGGTGGCAGTCGAGGATTATTACAAGTCAACGGCACGCACAAGTCATGGCTCATCAGTGAGGGTTACATCACCAAACTTGACGATTTGTTTAACCCAGATGTCAATATCCGTGCCGCGTTACACCTCTGGTATAAAGTTGGCTGGTCAGCATGGGCTGTGCCCGGCTCATGACTGACGCACAATATCCCGAAACAGGCATAACAGAGGAGACCCGACGAATGTATCCCGATAACTACAGCGACAAACTTGGCAAGGTGTTTGGCGAAATGATTGACGACATTGTGCGACCGCACCACGTTGCTCGACCAGAGCCACCAGACCACACCATTTTGCTTGACGAATTAACGATGATGTATGACGCACACATGACCATTGGCGGAGAACAAAACCGTTTTAACGCATCAGTGATTAAAGCTGCAATAAATGTTATACGCGCCTTGTAAATTGTGCGGTTTAACTATGCACGGCACGCGATACCGGCACAACCCTGAAAAAGTAATGTGGTTACATCCCAACTTAAAAGCGTGTGCTAAAGTCAAACCAATAGAGCCGACGAAAAGAAAGAACCCGACATGACATTTACACAAGTATTAAGTTACGAATACCAAGATGCGCGCGATGAAATGGTTAAACGCAAAATGGTTGAAGGCGACGGCAAATGGTTGCCAGACCGCACATTGTCAATACCAAAAGCAACACGAATTGGTTTTACAGTTGAAGCTGCATGGGCGCAATACAACAAAACGCCTTACACATTTAGACCGTACGAACAGGGCATGGATGACGTACTTGGTTATCAGTTGCGCGGCACACAACATTTAGACGGCAACTTAACAACGTACGGCAATGACCCAAACGCCATTTATATTTTTGGCACAGTAAACGAACATTGCGATGTAGTTACCTTTATTGGTTGGACTACAAAAAAACGCGCAAACGTCGCTAGTCATTACAGCACGCATTGGCCGTCTGGTCAAAAAATGCACAGACCAGCGTTCGTGACAAGTCAACAGGAATTGTGGTCATTTGATTTAATGCCAGAAACTAAAGAATTGGCGGTGCATCGTGGCGCATTTTGATTTATCGCTGTACGAAACAGTGGCCCAACGTTTAGTGCGTTGGTGGGAGCAGTATCCAAACGGCCGCATCATTACGTCAATACATCATTACGACGGTTCAACAATCATTATGCGCGCAGAGTGCTACAACAACGATGACCGGCTTATTGCTACTGGTTACGCAGAGGAAGTATTTGGCAATAGTCCGGTCAATAAAACATCTTTTTTGGAAAACTGTGAGACGAGTGCCATTGGGCGTGCAATCAGTAATAGCAACATTGGGCACACAGGCGAGCGTGCATCGGTCAGCGAAATGGAAAAGGTAAACCGTGTGAACAGCACGCCTCGACCAGACGCACACGGCAGCGCTACACCTAAACAGATTGGGTTCTTAAAGAGCTTGGCGCGCGGTAAGAGTTGGGATGATATGCAACTGCTCGAATACATCCACCGTTTGTTACAGGTAGATGACGTTGTGGTTGAGACGTTGACCGCTGGTCAATGCTCGGCCGTGATAGACGGGTTAAGGAAATGAGTCGCACAGTCTGGCTGGCGTTGGCTCTAACAGCGTTATGCACAATTCTTATGGCATGGTCTGATAGAAAATAGAACACTTACAATTGGCTAGTAGCACGGCTGTATCACTGTCGCAAGTGACGGGGCTAATCGTTGGGAACAACGTTTGACCAGCGCGCCCCGAAACCTGCTACACGAAAGGCAACGGGCAAAGCGTTGGGGCGAGTCGTAAACATAATCGACTAGATGAGCAAGGTAACGGAGTGAGGCATCCCGTGGGTGAGCATCATCACACTGTCTCGCATTACAACTCGACATAACATACACTTAACAAACCGACACAGAAAGCTCAAGCCCGCCTTGCAACTTGCATACATACAAACCGACAACAAGGCGCGCAAGCGCCGCGTTAGCACAAGCGAAGCGCGTGAGCATGAGTAAAGAACACAGCAACCCCGAATACAAACGCAACCGGGCAATCATCCTGCAACACAAACCCGAGTGCGCCTACTGTGGCAAACCAGCCGACACCGTTGACCACATCGTTGCCATAATGAACGGCGGCGGCCACGACCTCGACAACCTGCAACCCTGTTGCGCCAAATGCAACAACAGAAAAGGACACAAAG